CTACTACAGAAGGGAGGAGATGCTATATGTTACTGACGCTAAAACAAGCGCGATTATTGCGCGGGCTTACTCAGAAAGACATGGCCAAACGGCTTGGAGTCCATGAACAAACCTATATGAATTGGGAAAGAAATCCCGACCAAATTTCTATCAGGAATGCGAAATTCATTTCTGAAATATTGGATATGGATTACAACGTGATTTTTTTTGGACAAGACTCTAATTTAATTAGAGAAGAAACCAAAAAAATTGGATGAAAGTTAGACAATCCAGTATCAATAGTTTAAATCACGGAGGTGATCGAAATGCAAAAACGCCAACGTGAGCGGCCACAACTAAAAATCGTGGCTGATTACATGATGGTGAACGGGGAGAAAGTTCCGATAGACCCGTTCAAAACCAATCTCCCCGACCGATGCAAACTGGCGTTGGCGGAGATGATGACCGGAAAGAAGTATGAATTGGTGGAAAGCGGCTCCTAAGAGCCGCCAGAGGGGACAAGCAATGACAAGCTGAAAGCGAGGTGAAACCGGTGTCCAAACTCATCCTCAACCCGGAATACCGCCTTTACGAGCGAAACGGACAAGCCTTTTGTAGCAGCCGGCAAGTGGCGGAGGAGTTCGAACGCAGACACGATCATTTATTGCGTTTGATCGACGAAATCACTGCCCCCACAAGTGGGGTCAGTGCCGAGTTTACTTCCCTCAATTTTGAGGTCAGTAAATACAAAGACCCGTCTGGCAAATGGAACAAAGAATACCTCATGACAAAAGACGGATTTGCACTGGTGGCAATGGAGATCAAAGGGAAACGCGCACGGCAATTCAAAGAAGCCTACATTCGGCGTTTCAACGAAATGGAAGCCTTCATCCGTTCCCTTCAAGCCACCAAAATGGAATTCCCGGCCTTCACGGAAGCGATCATGGCGGCGCACGATGAACCGAAGCACTACCACTTCTCCAACGAGATCAACATGATCTATCGGATCGTACTCGGGATGGACGCCAAGACGTTCCGGGAAAAGCACGGGCTGCCAAAAGGCGAAGTCATTCGCCCGTACCTGACCGCTGAGCAGATCCACGCGATCGAGACGCTTCAACGGGTGGATATCGGCTTGATCGTGGCGGTGCCGGAGTACGAGCAGCGAAAACAGATGTTGGCGCAGTACTACGAGCGGATGAAGCTCAAGAGAATTGCGTGAAAGGAGATTGTCCAATGCTCTACATCAAAACCAAGCTTAACGAGGAAATCACGCTTGCGATTCCAATTTACAACGATGAAATCTACACGAAATGCCCCGGATGCGGCGTTGAGCATGCCGTCGAGCCTGAAATTATCGCTCATATCCTTCATGAAGGCGGGGACTTCGCCAGCGCGTCAGTTTACTGCGAGAAATGCTCCAAAAAAGAAACCGCCAAAATGGCGGAAATAAAAACCGCTATTGAGCAAGGCGCAATGACTTTGAATAAAGCTCGAATTACAAGTGGCCTTGAACCAATCGACGATCATGCTGCAAATGTTTTGGTCAAAAAAGCGTGATCTGGTAATCAGCAAGTCTATTTGGGTCTTGAAGAAACACCAAAGCTTCGGCGGTCATTCCCAATTGTTTGCAAACTACTGGAATCAGGCTCAAAAACTCTTCTTCTGCAACGTGGTAATCTCGATTTTCCCGTAAATAATGCAGAAGCTCCCTGGCGTAAATGGTGTTAAGTTTTTCACCAACAATCAGCATGTTGTACTTGTGCATCGTTTCTTTCAATTCTGCTTCGGATTTGATTTTCTTGGCTTCTACACGAAGTTCAACAAGAGTTTCGACGATCGGCTTAATTTTATCCAAGTATTTGCCACCTTCCTTTTTGAATAGGTGAGGGTAAAAACCCTATCCATACCCTATTCGACGGAAGGGAACAAAAATCCTGTCAAAGGAGGCGCCGTATGAGCACCCCGTATCATCAACTTTCCGCCCGCTTTATAGCGGAGGCAATCGACAGCATCAACACAGCGAAACATCTGCTGGCTACGGTCAACGAGCTTGATAAGGTTAAGTCTCTCGCCCACATGAAAACGGAACTGGAAGACATGAGGGATCGGCTGATTGAAGGGAGGGAAAGCGCATGAACCGCGTACAGAAAGCGGCTGAACAAATCGAGCGGGCGTTGGAACTGCTGAACCGTGCGAAAGAGAATCTCCGTTACGCCCGCAACGACCAGCACATTCCGGTTGCCGTGCAGATCGCGGCGCTGGAAGAGATCTACGACATATTGAACGACCCGACGTGTACGCCGGAGTTTTGGGAGGAGGACGAATATGTCTAAACCAACACCGTGTACTGAAAACGACAGCTACGCTCACCCCGACGACCGCGTGGATCGCTTGGGCCGGCTGTTCGTGGCGCTGCGGCTGCATGAACGATACGGGGTGACGTTCGAACGTTATCTCGAGATGGTCGAAAGCGGAAGCTGGGCTGCGACGTTTGGAGAGAGTGCTTGAAAGGAGGTGAATCACATGGGCAATAAGGTCGAAACTGCACTTAACAAGATTGAAGAGGCACTCGAAGCATTGCGTGAACTGGACGACAGCCGCGAGCGCAGCATCGCGATCACGCATCTGGAAACCGCCGAGCTGTGGATCATCAAGCTAAAAAGTTATGAGGGAGGTTGTTGAACAATGAAGATCAATCGCTACGTATGGATGGCGCTCACAGACGTAGAGCGTCTCGCGATGCTGGAGTTCGCCGCAAAACAAACCGCCATCCGTTGGCAAAAGAAAAAGACCTCCGCGGCAACGGAGACCAATTGAAAAACAACCATATATTCAGCCCCATTTTACCACGATGGGGCGGGGAGGTAAACGGTTAATGGAAATTCTTACACACACCCGCATACAAACGCGAAAAAACTGCCCAAAAATGGACTACTGGCGCAATATCTGCGGGCTGGTGCCGATCGTGAAAAAAAAGTCGCTGAACATCGGAGGCGCCTTCCACAAGGGCATGGAGACGCGATCTGTTGAGAAGGCGGTCACGTATCTGCGGAATCAATTGCCCTATCCGCAAGACCAGCAGGTAGCGGACGAATTGGAAATCGCCGCGGCCACCGTAGAAGCGATGGTTTCCGGTGCTTTGGAAAAATGGCCGGCATTTGAACGGGGGCACCGGGAATTGAAATTTGAGATTCCGGTGATGAATCCCAAGACGAATTCTTCGTCACGATCATTCCGACTGGGCGGGAAAACCGACGAACTGGTCCAACTGGATGATGGCACGTGGTGGATCGTGGAATACAAGACAGCGTCTCAGATCGGCCAGGCTTACGTGGACCGGTTGGACCTAGACAGCCAGATCACGACGTACATTTATGGCCTGCAACGGCACTTGGACATCATGATTAGCGGCGTGTTCTACCGGGTTGTTAGAAAACCGAGCATTCGCCAAAACAAAAACGAGACGCTGGATCAATTCCGGCAACGGATCATCCGGGACTATCAGGAGCGAAAGGACTTTTACTTCTATGAATTTCAATTGTACCGTTCGCAAGCAGACCTGGATGAATTCGAAAAGGAACTGTGGGCGTTTACTCAAGAATACCTGTTCGCAAAGCGTTCGGGTGTTCACTGGAAAAACACAAGCAAATGCACCGAATTCGGCGGCTGCCCGTACATGCCTCTTTGCCGCGGAGTGGAAGGAGCGGAGGAGATGTTCCGGCAGGAAGCGCCCAATTCGGAATTGAGAGAGGAGGATGATACCGATGGCGCAGCGTAATGCGGCCGCACCGCAGCAACAAGAATCATCGACGCCAACAAATTCACTTTTGCCAACGGCTCCGACGCCGCGGAAAACCCGTCTGGAGGATCAAAACATTCTCCTGTATGGACCGCCCAAGATCGGGAAATCGTCATTCGCCGCACAACTGGACATGCCGATTTTTGCGGCGACGGAGGACGGACTGCATGATTTGGAAGTGTATCAGGTACCGATAGGAGATTGGCCCACATTCCTGCGGTTCTGCGGGGAAATCGCACAGGGTAATCACCCATTTAAAAACATCGTGATCGACACTGTGGACAATCTCTTCAAATATTGCTCTCAACACATGCGGCAGAAACTCGGTATTATCCATGAATCGGACATGGAATGGGGAAAAGGTTGGTCCATCGTCAAGGACGAGTTCATGCGGGTTATAACCAAGTTGGCTTCCTTACCCTATGGACTATTCCTGATTAGCCATGCCGAGCTTCGCGAAATCAAAACGCGCACAGAAAAGTATGACAAATGGATGCCGACGATGAGCAAACAAGCTTGGGAAATTCTGTACCCATTCCTCGACATCATCCTTTTCGCCGACATCGAGGAAACCGAGGAAGGGGATCAGCGCGTTGTCCGTTGCCGCGCCAGCAAGTATTGGGAAGCTGGTTGTAGAGCTAAGGCAATGCCAGAAACCGTACCACTCAACTTTCAAACCTTCAGACAAACTTATGAGGAGGCTGTATCTAAGTGACAAACTGGGAATCTCTACTTGCAAGCATGGACGAACAATGGCAATCCATCGAAGTTGATCCTTCGGGTAATGTACGCCTTCCGGATGGGAACTATCAGGTGAATCTGGAAGAAACATTTCTTGATGAGAGCAAGGATGGACAAAAATATCTTTGGAAAATCACTTTCAAAGTGTTAAACGGACCGCACCAGGGCAGGTTGATTTTCATGGCTCATGTACTCGATCCGGATCGCCTTCAATACGTGAAACAAGATTGCTATCGGCTTGGTTTTCCTCTTGCCAAACTCTCTGATCTTCCTTCAATGCTGGAAAAAATGCTCGATATGAAATTGGAAGTGCGGTTAAAGACCAACGGTGACTATCAAAACTGCTATATCCAAAAACGCTTAGATACGCCGGTTGAAAATCAAGAGCCGCAACAACAATTCGGATCGGGAACGCGGCGTTCAGGTGGACGGAGCGGATCAGGGAACCGAAACGGCCGTCCGGTCCCTCCGAATTTGACGCAAGAACTGTATGGTCCGCCCCTACGTGATGAAGACTATCCGTTTTGAGGAGGCGTGATCGATGAAATTGGATGGCATGAACCCAGCGCAGATTCGGGCTACAACGCATATCTACGGTCCGTGCTGCGTGATCGCGGGGGCGGGATCCGGAAAAACCCGGGTCCTAACCCACCGGATCGCTTACCTGATCGAGCAGGGTATTCCGGCAGAAAGCATTCTGGCCTGTACATTCACTAAAAAAGCGGCTGCTGAGATGGCAGAACGCCTGGAGCCTCTTGTCGGACCGGAGGCGGATCTGTTGAACTTAGGAACGATCCACTCCATGTGTTACCGTATCTTGCGTGAGGAGTGGCGGAATACCGGAGAAGAATACGAACCGCTGAACGATTACTGGCAGAAAAGGTTTATCAAAGACATTCTGGCGCCGGCCGGGCCGAAAAATCCCGACGGGATGAACTGGGCGATCGATGTCAGCGTGGCTCTAAGTTTCATCTCAACACAAAAAAATCAACTTGTCACCCCGGAAATGTTCCGGAAGAAAATCAATTATGATATCTCGGACGCCGGCCGGCTGGCTCGACTGTATGAGCTGTATGAGGCCCGAAAAGAACGGGAGCGGAAAATCGACTTCGACGACATGCTTGTTCGGTGCTACTACCTTCTAGCTGAAAACCCTGCCATTCTTGCCAAGTACCAGCACCGATTCCGGTACATTCTTGTCGATGAGTTCCAGGACACAAATATGGCGCAATGGGAGATTATCCGCATGCTGGCAGCGCCGGAGAACAACCTGTTCGTGGTAGGAGACGACTGGCAAAGCATTTATGGATGGCGCGGGTCCAGGCCGGAGTATATCGTTCATTTTAGGAATTGGTATCCAGACGCGGAAATCATCGTACTGGACACGAATTACCGCTGCAATGAAAACATCATAACGGTGTCCAATGCAGTCATCCAGAACAACACCGATCAGTTTCCGAAAACGGTCAAAGCCAACCGCAGCGCCGGAAGGGAACCAATTCTTTTCAACGCCACCGACGAGGAGCACGAGGCCGAACTGGTTGTGAACGAAATCAAGTCTTTGCTACAAGCGGGCACTCTCCCGGGGGAAATCGCCATCTTGTACCGCACAAACGCCCAATCCCGCGCATTCGAAGACAAACTGGTCCGAGCCAATATTCCCTATACGATTGTGGGGAGTTCCGGATTTTACTCCCGGAAAGAAGTTCGGGACATCGTGGCCTATTTACGGGTGATTCATGATCCGGATCGATTTGACGACGACCTAAAACGCATCATCAATGTGCCCAGCCGGTTTATTGGCCGGGCGACCATCCAAGAAGTTGAACAATACGCAATCCGGTATGGTGTAACACTCTGGGAAGCGTTGCAGAATCCGCCTTCTAGCTTGAAATCTTATCAGCAACGGAATGTTTCTGATTTTGTGAGAGTCGTAGAGTATTTACGCCGGCAAACGGCACCGCCCTCGACGATCATCCAAATGGTACGTGAGGCAACGGAATACGACGACTGGCTGAAACGGGAAGAAGGCAGCGACGACGAGGAAAACGCACGGATTGAAAACCTGAATGAACTCCAACATGCGGCATCCCGTTATTCCGACTTGGCCGAGTTTCTGAACTTCGTGGCCATGATGGAAAGACGGACGGCTCAAGCGGATGAAAGCAAGGACAGGGTACAGTTGATGACGATACACCGCTCCAAAGGATTGGAGTTCCCGACGGTGTTCCTGGTCGGGCTGGTGAATGGGCTGCTGCCGCATAAAAACTCGGTCCAGTACGTCGATGGAATGATTCTGCCGCAGTCATGCGCGGAAGAACGCAGGCTATGCTATGTCGGAATGACGCGGGCGAAGGATCTGCTGTACTTATCGCATATGGAGACTTACCAAGGGAGAGAAATGGACCCATCCATCTTCTTGGACGAAATGCAGCTAAGAAAGGCAGTGAGCGCGTAATGGCCGAAAGGCGAATGCTGAGCAAATCGATTAGTGTCTCGGAAAAGGTTAATTCGCTACCGGATATATTCGACATGCTTTTGTATACGTGGATGATTCCACATGCAGACGATTACGGTCGGCTTACAGGCTCACCAATGAAAGTAAGAGCTTTGGTTGTGCCGATGATTGACAAGACAATCAAGGACGTTGAGACATCTTTACAACACATGCACGAAAACGGACTCATCGTTTGGTATGAGATGGATGGAGAGAAATACATCCAGATCGTGAATTTTGAATCACACCAGACCGGGTTGCACAAGCGTAGCGCACCAAAAATTCCGCCCCCTCCAGGTCATGATGAGGAAATTCAGAAAAAAAGCGGGAACGAAAATGACGTTTCCGACAGTTTCCCGGAAATTCCGGGAAATTCCCAAAAATTCCGCCTGAATAGAATAGAAGGGAAGGGAAGGGAAGAGGAAGGGAAAAGAAAGGAAGAGGAAAAGGAAGGGAAGGGAAGGGAAGAGTCGTCCGGCATTCGCCGGAACGCCTCGCCCCTTCCACCACCTCCGCCCCTTCCCTCCTCCCCCACTCCATCCGAAGATGAGGAGGATCTCATCTCAGATTACGAGCGGGACATTATGCGGGAACTGTGGAAGGTGGAAAACTATCCGGCTGACGAGCAGAAAGACCTGGCGCTTATTCGGGCCCTGGCGGAGGAATATCCCACGGTCGAACTGCTCTTGGAAGCCCGAAAGTGGCGAACGTACAAGCTGGACAAACCGTTGATACCGGGAAAGCACAACGCGCGATCACAGTTTAGAACATGGGTTCAGAAAGAAGCAAAGTGGCAAAAAGAACGCGACGAACGGGAAGAAGAGGACGAACCGGACTATATCCCGCCCTACTGGCAAAAGTGGGAACCTCCCGAGGGTGAGGAGGTCGGGAACTGATGTCCGTGGATATGCCTTATGATCTGGAAGCCGAGCAGTCGGTGCTCGGAATATTGCTTGCCGAAATCGTCGATGGCCGGACGGATCCGGTTTATGATGTGATGGAGCAACTCAAGCCGCAGGATTTTTACATCCCGGCGCATCGGTTGATCTTTGAAAACCTCATATCGCTCGTGGAGAGCGGAAAACCAGTGGATTTCGTGACACTGGGCACTGCCCTGGCCGCACACAAAGCATTTCAGGGAGAACGCCCGATTTCGTATCTGACGGATCTGGCCGGGTCAGTAGCGACTGTTCACACGCTGCCGATGCATGTGCAGAAAGTGCGCGAGGAGTCTACACGCCGCAAAATGGCGAATCTGGGAACGTTCCTGCTCAATAAGGCGAAAGAGCAAGGAACCACGCTTGCGGAAGCGCTGGATCAAGCCGAGCGGCAAGTAATGGCCTTATCTCAAGGACTTGCAACGGCAAATGGACCGGAGTCCATTGCGGAAGCAGCAGAACGGCGCTGGAATTACCTGTATGAGACACGGAACGATCCGAACGTGCTGGGCATCCAGACTGGTTTCGCGGATTTGGACCGGATGCTGGGCGGCGTGATGAATGAGTTCATCCTGCTTGCGGCCCGGCCGTCGATGGGGAAGACGGCATTCAGCCTGCAGGTGGCAGAAAACGCTTCGCTGCAAGGCAGAGGAGCGGTTGCGTATTGCAGTCTGGAGATGTCTAAGGACCAGCTCGTCGATCGGATGGTTTCCGCTGGCGCACATATCGACCAGGTTCGCATTCGGCGAAGGGAGTTGTCTGCGGAAGAGTGGGATCGCGGATCGCAAGCATTGACCAAGATCGCACAGATGAACCTGTTTATCGACGACGAGGTTGCGACAACAGCGGAAATCCGTTCTTTCGCCCGCAGAATCAAACGTGAGCACGGGTTGGCTATGTTGGTGATCGACTACCTTCAGCTGATCGCTGATAAACCGGAGCGCGGCCAAAACTCGCAAAACGATATTGTCTCCGCTATCAGCCGACGGCTCAAGCGGCTGCCAAAAGAGTTGGGATGTCCGGTGATTGCCCTGTCGCAGCTGAGCCGGGCATCAGAAAAGCGCGGAGATCACAGACCACTATTGTCTGATCTGCGTGACAGCGGATCGCTCGAACAAGATGCAGACCAGGTTTGGTTTATCCATCGGCCGGAGTATTACAACCCGAAAGATAAGCCTGGCACGGCAGAACTGATCGTGGCCAAGAACCGGAATGGTCCCGTGGGATCAGTGGAATTGGCATTTGTGCGGCAGTTTGCGAAGTTTGGAAATCTGGCCCGGATCGGAGGCGAAACCCGTGCAGAAAAGCCTAAATCCAAAAAACCACGATGGCAGCAGGAATGAACTGAGGGGAACGTGGTTCCCGACGGAGTTTTTCTCCTGCTGGGAAGTACCTCTTGATGTTTCCGAGGTAAATTTTCAAAACCGCGGATTCTATCCTGCCACAATTTGGATGGGGCAAAAAAGTTATGCGTTTGGCGAAGGTAAGCCGTTTTATCTGGAATTGAGGATTCAGCCAAAAGAAATCATTCGCGCTTATGTATTGCCGGAACCGGTTCGGCAATTTTGGATTCGTTCTGATCGACGGATTACGCGCATTTATTACCTGCTGAAAGGATGAAAGGAAGGGAACGGTCGTATGCGATATGTAGGAATTGATCCAAGCACGAAAACCGGCCTTGTGATCCTCAACCGTGACGGAGAACTGATCGACTGCATGGAAATCACGGCATCCGGGAAGGACCCGGGACGAATGGCCGAGATCATCTTTCAAACTGTGGAAAACGTAGAGCCCGGAGATTGCGTGGCTATCGAGGGATTCGGATATGCATCGCAGAGCGGTTTTTTGCTTGGCGGCATCGGCTGGGGAATAAGGCTCAGGCTGTACGAGCGGTTCATTCACTATATCGAAGTAGCGCCGTCCGCGCTCAAGAAATTCGCCGGCTGCAAGGGAAACGCAAAAAAAGATGAACTGTCGGTTGCCATCTACAAGAGATGGGGCTTTGAACATCCGAGCGACAATGTCCGTGACGCCTACGTGCTGGCGCAGATTGCAAGGGCATTACACGAGGATGTTCCGCTCATCGGTCCACAACGGGAAGTGACTGAGGCACTCAAAAATCCACCGGAGAAGAAACGGAAGAAGGTGGCGCGATAAAACCCGGTGACAAAGTACGCAAAACGCTGACGGTGCTGAAAGTGGATAAGCACGGCAGCAAGGTAATCTGAGAGGAGTCTGACAGATGGAAAAACGACTCAAGGCGATGGAGGCTGATCAGAGATGAACTTAACATTTCGATGCGCTTGTGGAAACGAACTAGTATTCGGACTCACTTTGTTCGTTTCGATGAATCCCGATATTAAGTGCGGATGCGGACGATGGGTCCGCAAAAAGGAGAGTGAACGAAAATGAGCAGTGACGCGATTAACCACCCGGCTCATTACACGACCGGCGGGATCGAGACAATTGATTTTCTGCAGGCCAAGCTTGGTCGGGAAGGTTTCGAAGGTTATTTGGCCGGCAACGTGCTGAAATACATCACCCGGTACCGGCACAAGAACGGTTTGGAAGATCTGCGAAAAGCGCGCTGGTATCTGGACAGGCTGATCGAGGAGGTTGAACGGGTGAGGGAAGGAGACGGGAACGATGCGTGAGATACGTTTCAGGGGAAAGCGAAAGATAGACGGGAAATGGGTATATGGCTATCTGATCGGAACCGACGTGATTGTGGGTGAGATCGTCGAGTTCAATGACGAATATTTCAATACCGAATTTTGGTGGAAAGTCGATCCGAAAACAGTGGGACAGTTTACTGGATTGCGTGATATGAACGGGATTGAGATCTATGAAGGTGATGTCGTCAAGGTTGGTATGGATGAACGTATTACTTCAGTTTCATATGAAGCCGGTTGCTTCTACACCATAATTGACGATAGTCGTTATCGTTTGGGTGGATGGGAAACCGAATCCGTTGAAGTGTTAGGCAATAAGTTCGACCATCACCATCTGCTGAAAGGAGACGGGAACGCATGATACGGTTGACACACACGGACGGAAAAGCAATCTACTTCGCTCCTGAACTAATTACGACCATCAAAATCAAAAACGGATATACCCACATTTGGTCAACAGACGTTTCTCAGCCCGCGCCGATCACCGAATCCCCCGAAGAAGTCGTCCGCAAGGTGCTGGAATGGCGGTTGGCGATGATCGACTATCATCACGACATGCCATCCGTCAAAACAAAAGCGGTGGCGGAACTTGCAAAGCTCGCCGGATTGGAGGGACCGAAGGATGAATGAAAAAGAGGACATGAAATGGATGCTTGATTGTCCGAAATCTGGAGAACCGTGCTACTGCAAGGAAGAATGTATGTATCTAAGACAAAAATCTGGGAACAGGAGGAACCGAACCATGACCCGTGATGAAGTGTTGGCCATGAAGCCGGGGCGTGAACTCGATGCGCTTGTGGCGGAAAAGGTGATGGGGTGGCGTAAGAAAACTTTACCCGGCGGCGGAGGCGGTTTTACCGCTTGGGTAGATGAAAATGAAAAAGTCATGAAGTTGATCTCAAACAGCACGATGAGCGAAACATGCTACCGATGCGATTACTTCAGACCATCCACCGACATAGCCGCCGCGTTTGAGGTTTGGGAGCATGATAGACCGAAAAAATGGAATTTTGACTTATGTTATTCAGACGGCACATATTTGGCTGAGATTTATAAGCCTGATGATGTTATAGGTGTACGAATATTAGCACAAGTAGAATCCAAATCAGCCGCAGAAGCTATGGTGAAATGTCGCCTTCTGGCGTTGATGGGGGGAGGATGAAACCCATGACTGACACCGAAAAGAAGATCGCGGAAGTGCTTGACTTGTCGAAACCCGTCTCTGATTGCCCGGAGTGTGGCGGTCTTGGTGAGATTAGATCGCTGGGTTCGAGGCGGAAATGTGAATGCTTGTATAGTCGCCTTAAAACCTTAAAACGCGAACTCGACCGCAAGGACGAGGAAAACCGGATGTTTCGGGAGCGATTGAAAGAGGAAATAGTCTGGCAAGACGAGTGTTTGAAACTGGAAGAACAACTCCAATCCGCACATCAGGAGATCGAGCGGTTGCGGGAAGAAAACGAGGGAAGAAAGAAGATCATCGAAGCGTATATGCGAATTGAACACGATCTTGCAGAGGATGCCGAGCGACTGCAATCGGAGGTAAGTCGATTGAGACTTAGGGATTCTCTCCTTAAGCAACTGCACGCACAAATTGCTGATTACTTTGGTGGAGAGGGCGGTCTCGCCAAATTGCAGGATGGTGTCCACGCTTTGAAGGCGGAGATCGATCGGCTTCAAGAAGAACGTAGCAAGCTGATCGAGTGCTTGCGGTTTTACGAACGTTTGGCACGCGGCAGAGAGGTAAACGACGGAGGGCGCAGAGCCCGGACGATATTAGCGGAAATCGGGGTGACGGTGGAGTGAAAAAATACGATCGACCGAAGGGCCACCGTTACCGCCCGGTCGTGACAGTCCTCAAAGTCAAAAACGGCGTGCCGACCGTGATCCGGGTCTCCGGGCGTGAGTATGTGCTGCGGACGCCGGATCAGTTCAACCAGCGGAAGAAGGGAGCGGTGAGGCGATGAACATCACCGAACTGATCGTCCAGTACAGCGACGGCATCCGCCACTTGGACCAGTATCGCCGGTCTCTCGATCGTAGCGATCCCGACCGAGCCGATGAAGCTCGCACCGTCTCCGGCATGCTGTCGGACATGCGTTACGCACTAGACTGGATGCGCCGCGGCCGGCGTCCCGGGAGCCGCAAGGGGGCCGAGCGGCGGGATATCTACCGTCGACGGGAATTGTTGGCGCAGGTGGAGCCATTGACCGAGGATGAGCGGCGGCGCCTAATCGATTGCGTGGCCGTGATGACGGAGAGGGAGTTGACTTGTTGGCTGCTTCATATGGCGCATGGGTTGACATATGCGGAGATCGGTGATAGATTAGGATTATCAAGGAACACCGTACGCGTGTTCGTTGAGCGTGCGCGAGCAAAGGCGCAACAGCGACTTTCCGGTTAGCTTGTCGCGCAGATGTCGCGCAGATGTCGCACAATTTGCAGTAGCCTTTTTGCGCCCTTTTTACGGGGCGCTTTTCTATTTTTCTCCGCCTCCTCCTGCCAAGCCCGGATAGGTGCGGGGCGGCTGTCCGGGTTGATTGTGGGGTGATCATTTGTGATAAATCGCGCGATTGAATTTGTGGCAATGCTATTCGCTGTTTTTATTTGGTCACTGATATTTGCGGCATTGATTGATCATTGGTGCGGGTGTGTATCACCATGAAATTTTACAAGTCGAGCAAGTGGCGCAAGAAGCGAGAGTCGATCCTGCGCCGTGATGGCTATATGTGCCAGGAATGCAAGCGATACGGCAAGACGACGCCGGCCCAGACGGTGCATCACATTTATCCGCTGGAACGATATCCGGAGCTGGCATTAGTCAGCGCGAATCTCGTGAGCCTGTGCAATGATTGCCATGAGCGGATGCACGATCGACTGACGGGTGAGTTGACGCCGGCGGGTGAGCGGTGGAGGGATAAAGTCAGGGAGGTTGTGAGGGTCGATGCGAATCAAGCGTATTGAGGGTTACGTGCTTTTTCCGGCCACGATCATGTTCGGAATCAGCTTTACCGGAGAGAGCGTTGAAGTCTTTCTTGGTCTCGTGGCTTTAAGCATACAGTTTGGCTGAGACACCCCCCTCCCCTCAAGGGTCGAAATAGGCCCGCTGGGGACCGGGCGGGCGGCCCCTTTTCCAATAGTGCGAGGTTTGGGAAACTTTTTCCGGGAGGTGAGACGATGGCGAAGCAGACGAAGGCGGCGATCAAACGATCGACAATCCGGGCGATGAAGGAGCTCGGGACATACAAGAAAGAGTTCGACCCGATCATCGAGATCTACGCGGAACTGCGGGAGCAGTACGCCGCACTGTCAGAACGGTTTGCCGCAGAGGGCTACCCGTTCGAAGTGCCGACTGCGGACGGTGGATCGAAGAAGGCGCCGATCGTCGCCACGCTCGAATCCCTCCGGAAGGACATACTGGCGTACGCGGACAGACTATGTCTGAACCCGAAGACCATAGACGGTATTACCATCGAGACGAAGAAACAGTCCGCGCTGGCAGCAGCGCTGAGGGCCCTTGAGTGACGCGAAGAACCTTGACGTTGTTCTGGAGTACGCCAGGAGCATCGTCGAGGGGCGGAAGATCGCCGGCAAGGAGTTGGTGCAGGCCGCGCAGCGGTTTCTGGACGACCTTGAGAATCCGGAATACGAGCTGCGCACGAAGGACCCGGAATTCGTCATCCAGATCATCGAGCGCACCTTTGTTCACGACAAAGGGGAGGCGCTCGACGGGACGCCGCTCCGCGGGAAACCGTTCCTGCTTGAGCCGTGGCAGAAGTTCATCGTCTACAACCTGCTCGGTTTTTGGAAGAGGGGAACTAACGAACGCCGCTACAAAGAGGCGTTTATTTTTATTCCCAGGAAAAACGGGAAAACGAGACTTGTTGCTGCGCTTGCTTGGGCCCTTGCGCTGCTCAGTCGCAAGTCCGGTGCCACAATCTACATCACGGCGCACGCGCTCAAGCAGTCGAAACAGGCGTTTGAGTTTATCCTCTTTAACCTCAAACGTATGGGTGAAGAAGAAAACTTCCGGATCCTGAACAACAACCAGGAGCATAGCATCAGCGGCGACCTCGGTGACGGGTCAATCTATATCGAGGCGCTCGCCGCGAACCCGGACCGGCAGGACTCGCTGAACTGTAATATCGCGATCGCGGACGAGCTGCATGCTTACACCCGGCCGAAGCAGTACAACATCATCAAAGAGGCCATGAAGGCATACACGAACAAGCTCATGATCGGCATCACGACGGCTGGCGACGATATGTCGTCGTTCTGCTACCAGCGCCTCCAGTACTGCAAAAAGGTCTTGGACAAAACCGTGCGGGATGAACAGTATTTCGTGTTTATCGCGAAGGCCGATGAGGACGAGCGCGGGAACGTCGACTACACGAACCCGATCCAGCATGAGAAAGCGAACCCGAACTACGGCGTGACGATTCGGCCGGAGGATATCATGAATGACGCGCTGCAGGCGCAGAACGACCCGCAGCAGCGGAAGGATTTTTTGGCGAAGTCGCTCAACGTCTACACGGCCGCAACGAACGCCTATTTTGATATTCATGAATTCCGTCTGTCGGATCGTAAGTACAACTGGGCACTGGAGGAACTTGCCAAATTGCCGATCAGCTGGTACGGCGGTGCCGACCTAGCGAAGCTCCACGATCTCACGGCGGCCGCACTGTATGGGGAATACCAGGACGTGGCGATCATCATCACGCACGCCTGGTTTCCGATCGTCGCGGCGACCACGAAGGCAGAGGAAGATGGCATTCCGTTGTTTGGTTGGCGGGATGACGGTTGGCTCACTATGACGAACAGCGCTGTTACCAATCACGCTGAGATCGTGAAATGGTTCAAGGAAATGCGGCAGAAGGGCTTCAAAATCAAGCAGATCGGCTTCGACCGGAAATTCAGTACGGAGTTTTTCCGGGACGCGAAGAAAGCTGGTTTTAAACTGGTCGACGAGCCGCAGTATTTTTGGCGCAAGTCGATGGGCTTCCGCCGGATCGAGCAAAAGGCGAAGCTCGGGAAGCTTTACTACCTGCATTCCGACGCTTATGAATACTGCGTACAGAACGTCCACGGCATCGAGAAAACCGACGACTTGATCCAATACGAGAAAATCAGCGATAACCGACGTATCGACCTGTTCGACGCGTCGGTTTTTGCATGTGTGCGATACCTGGAGGACACCGACCAGGCGAAGGCACAGGAGAAATGGCTGAAAGGTGGTGAATCGTCGGCGTGAGCAAACGACAGAAACAGCGGGCGCGGCAACCGACCGAGAAGCGAAGCAGCGAGGGACTGCTCGGATACTGGCTTCGGGGTGATGACCTGACACTGCCAGCCGGGTACGTGCGGCTTTCCGAATGCCCTGAGGTCCGGATGGCCGTCGACCGGATCGCGGACATGGTGTCGAACATGACAATCCACCTCATGCGGAACGTCGAAGGCGGGCATGAGCGAGTGCAGAACGAGCTCTCGCGGAAGGTGGACATTGAGCCTTACAGTCTCATGACCCGGAAGGCGTGGCTCTATCACATCGTGCACACCATGCTGCTTGAGGGCGACGGAAACGCCTTTGTGTTTCCGGTGTTCAGCTCAGATGGCTATCTCGAGGAGCTCATTCCGATTCCGCCGCACATGGCGACGATCCTGCCGCCGAAACAGAACGCGATTGGGCTGGCGACTGGTTATCAGGTCATGATCAACGGTCGAACATACAACCACGACGAGGTGCTGCATTTCAAGATCAACCCGGACCCGCAGGAGCCGTGGCGCGGTCGCGGGTATCGGCTGATCCTCAAAGATGTCGTGGCGAATCTTGCGCAGGCGGCGAAGACGAAGAATGCCTTCATGGGTGATAAGTGGCGACCGAGCGTGATCGTGATGGTCGATGCGGACTCGAGCCAATTCTCGAGCGAAGAAGAGCGTGACAAGCTGATCGAACGATACATCGGCAGCGGGCAGAGCGGCAAGCCGTGGATTCTGCCGGATGGGATAATCCGGATTGAGACGGTGAAACCGCTCAGCCTGCAGGATATCGCGATCCACGAGAGCGTCCAGATTGACAAGCGAACGGTAGCGGCCATGCTAGGCGTGCCGCCGTTTTTCGTGGGTGTAGGCGAATTCAAGAAGGACGAGATGAACAACTTCATCCGGACCAGGATCGCTTCCATCGGCACGATCATCGGCCAGGAGCTCACGAACAAGATCCTGTACGCGCCGGACCTGTATTTCCGCCTGTCGGCCCGCAGTCTGTACGCCTACGATCTCGGCGAACTGTCCCGGATCGGCATGGAGATGTTCGTCCGTGGGCTCATGGATGGAAACGAGGTCCGGGATTGGGTCGGGCTGTCTCCGCGTGAGGGGCTGGACGAGCTGGTCATCCTGGAAAACTACATCCCGCGCGGCATGATCGGGGATCAGAAGAAGCTCGTGCAAGGAGGTGAGGAGGGGGATGAGTAGAGAAGCGCGTCAGACTCGGAGCATGCGGTCCGAGCTCAAGACGCGGGCCGAAGGTGACAACGAGCTGGTGATCGAGGGTTATTTTGCTGTGTTTAACCGCGAGACGGAGCTTTGGCCGGGCGCCTACGAGGAAATCGCGCCCGGCTCGTTTGCGAACACGCTGTCGAACGATATCCGTGCGCTGATCAACCATGAAACACGCCTGGTCCTGGGGCGGAACAAGTCCGGCACGCTTGAGCTGCGCGAAGACAGCTATGGGCTGTGGGGCCGAATCAAGATCAACCCGAACGATACGGATGCCATGAACCTCTACGAGCGCGTGAAGCGCGGGGACGTGGATCAGTGCAGTTTTGGATTCAACATCGTGCGCGAGGACACCGAATGGCGCGATGACGGCTCCGTGAAGTGGACAATCCGCGAGGTTGACCTGCACGAGGTCAGCGTCGTCACCTTCCCGGCCTACGAAGACACCGGGGTGCAGGCCCGGCGTAAGCAAGTCGAAGACCACCGCGCCCGCCTCTTTGAGGCGAAGCGTCGAAAAATCATCGAAAGGGTGAGAAACATTGGCACTCAGGCAATTGCTGATCAGCAAGAAGATTGAGCAGCGCAAGAACGCGTTGGCTGAACTCCTGATCCAGGAGGAAGAGCTGCAGAAGCGCAACGAGGAACTGGAGGCGGCCGCCACGGAGGCGCAGACCGACGAGGAGCTGGCCACCGTGGAGGAAGAAGTCGGGAAGCTCGAAGCGCAGAAGGGCGAGCTCGAGCAGAAGAAGTCGAAGCTGCAGGGCGAGATCGCCGAGCTCGAGGCCGAGCTCGCGCAGCTCAACGCAAAACCGCCGGCAGACGAACACCGGTCGGCAAATCAACAAAGGGGTGAATATCAAGTGGCAAAGGAATATCACATCGCACAAGTCCGCAAGATGCTGGAGACCGGCGAATATTTCCAACTCCCGGAAGTTCGTGAGTTTTATGAAAAATTCAAGAACTTGCGTGCTGTCTCGGGCGGAGAATTGACCATCCCGCAGGTCATCATCAACCGCATCCTCGACATCGTGGGTGACTACACAACGCTGTATCCGCGCGTGGACAAGATCCGTGTCAGCGGCACGGCACGCATCCTGATCGACACGGACACCTCGCCGGCGCAGTGGATCGAGATGGCTGGCTCTATCCCGACCGGCGATGTCGGCACGATCACCAACGTCGACTTTGACGGCTTCAAGGTCGGCAAGGTGACGTTTGTCGACAACTATCTGCTGCAAGACAGTATCATCAATCTGGACGACTATGTTGTGCGCAAGATTGCCCGTGCGATCGCTAAGGCGCTCGATCTGGCGATCCTGAAAGGGCAGGGCGCGTCTCAGAAGCAGCCGGCCGGCATCATTCCGAGCATTCCGGCGAGCAACCAAAAGACGGTTGTGGCTGACAACAAGCTGCTCGTGAATCTGCTCAAGAACGTCGCCCTGATCGACACCGGCGACGACAGCGTGGGCGAGATCGTGGCTGTCATGAAGCGGAAGACGTACTATGACCGCCTGCTGGAATACACGATCAACGTCAACGCTCAGGGTAACGTCGTGGGCAAGCTGCCTAACCTGACGCAGCCGGACCTCTGCGGCCTGCCGGTCGTCTTCAACCAATTCATGGACGAAGACAAGGTCCTTTTCGCTGTACTTGACCAGTACACGATGGTGATCCGCGAAGACATCAGCATCGACCGGTCCGAGCACGTGAAGTTCGTCGAAGACCAAATGGCGTTCCGTGGAAAAGGCCGCTTTGACGGCAAGCCGGTGCGGCCGAATGCCTTCGCGCTGGTCACAATCGAGGATCCGGTACCGGAGGTGTAATCTATGGCAAAGGTGCTGAAAGATTTTCGGTGCAAGGTCACGAAGCGCGTTTATCGCGCTGGTGACGAATACGATGGAGACCGCACGGAAGAGTTGCAGTCGCTGGGATATATTGTGCTTGAAGAAGGTGGGGATAACCCGGAGAAACCGAAGCGCAAACCCAAAGATAGCGGGTGAGTCACATGGACGAGACCCAAATTCTCACGCTGGTCAAGGCGCGGCTCGGTATTACGACGGCGGTCAGGGATACGTACCTGGCCGCCATTATTTCTGGCGTGATCGACGAGCTCACGAAGGAGAAGGGCATCGCGTTGAATGCCGACGATGCTCATCACCTCATGTTCGTGGTCGACTATGCCACATGGCGCTATCAGTCCCGGGACGAATCCGGCGCGATGCCGCGGCATCTGCAGTACCGGCTGCACAATCTGATCATCTCGGCGGGTGGTGGTGGCGGTGGCGACGTATGACCACGAGTTGACGTTGATCGGAGAGACGATCGAGGAAGACGAAATCGGGAACCAAATCCCGGTTGAATCCGAGACAACAATCCTCTGCGGCCTGAAATCTGTTGGTCGGTCGGAATTCTATGACGCGGCCGCCTCCGGGTTGCGGCCTGAACTGGTTTTCGTGATCCATGCCTATGAATACAGCGGCGAGCGCATCGTGAAATTCGAGGGCGTTCGGTACAACGTGATCCGCACGTATCAGGTGGACTTTGAGGAAATGGAGCTCATTTGCGAAAGGGTGGTCGGAAGTGGCTAATATCAGCATCGACCAACTGGCTGACGCAATTGTTTCTGCTGTCCGGGAGTACACCGAGGACGTGAGTGAGGCGATTGAGCGCGAGGCTGACCAGACGAGCCAACGTTTGGTCAAAGAGATTCGCGCACGCTCGCCTCGCCGGACTGGCGAGTATGCGAAAGGTTGGACACGGAAGAAGCAGGGCAGGGAAGGGGAAATCCGCTATGTTATCTACAACCGCAAGAAACCGTGGCTCGCTCATCTGCTCGAGTTCGGCCACGCGAAACGCGGCGGCGGGCGCGTCGCAGAACGCCCGCACATCCGTCCGACCGCTGACAAGGAAATCGAGGCGTTCCAGCAGCGGGTGCGCGCGATCATCCGGAACGGAGGGTGATTGATGACTCTGGCGGAACTGTATCAAGCGTTGAAGGCGATCGGGTATCCGGTCGCCTACTCTCATTTTGTCGATACGCCGCAGAACCCGGCGCCGGCGCCGCCATACATCACATACAAAGAAGCGTATAGTTCGGACTTGTATGCGGACAATCAGAACTATGTCGACATCCCGGTCATCCAGATTGAGTTGTACACGGATGAAAAGGATTTGGCGGCGGAAGTGGCGGTTCAGAACAAACTCAAGGAGCTCGGACTGCCGTACTCGAAGACCGAGACGTACCTTGAGGCTGAGGGATTGTTTCAGGTTATCTATGAAATTCAACTGATTGGAGGTTGAGGCCGTGAGTCAAAACAAAGTAACCTTTGGGTTGGAAAAAGTCCATATCGCGTTTTTCGACGATCAGGCTGCCGAGCAACCGGCATGGAAAACACCAGTTGCCATTCCTGGCGCTGTGCGATGGACGCCGACGGCAGTGGGAGAGACGATCACGCACTATGCCGACAATATCGCGTACTTTACCGTGACCGTGAACAACGGGTACACGGGCGAACTGGAGTTGACCAATGTGCCGGATGCCATCTTGGCCGAGATGCTCGGTTGGGAAGTCGATGACAATGGAGCGATCATCGAGATTGCAGACGCGTTGCCGAAGCGCTTCGCACTCATGGGACAAGTGCTGGGCGATAAACGAAATCGACGGTTCGTGTTCTATGATTGTGTCGCTTCACGTCCGGCGAAGGAACGCACGACGAAAAACGAAAGTCTGACGGTGGCCACGGATGTGCTGAGCCTGACGATCACGCCGATTGAGATCAACGGCAAGAAAATCGTCAAAGGTGACATGGAGCTTTCCGACACCAACCAGACGGTGTACGACGGATTCTTCAATGCCGTTTACGTGCCGACGTTCGCTCCGGAGGTGTGATGAATGCGTGAAGTGCAGATCGGCGATAAAACGATTCGGCTCAGGGGTTCTCCCCTGAGCCTGTTGTATTATCATCAGGAATTTGGACGCGACTTACTCGGAGATCTCGTCGGCATGGTCACCAGTATGGCCGGCATGGAAATGTTGAATGGCGGGAAGGTTGACGTCTCTAAAATCAACTTCGCCGCGATCGATTCCGTCGCGATCCTGCGCCTCATTTGGACGCTGGCGCGGACGGCCGCCGGCGCGCCGATTCCGTCGTTCCAGCGATGGCTCGAGAAACACGAGGACATCGACATTTTTGACCCCGATCTTCTGACCGCAGCGATGAAAGAGGCCCAGAAGATCTTTTTTCGTCGAAACAAAACCATGGCACCGGCGGCCAAAGGGTGATGCGCCCAACCGGTGCGATCGGACAGACATCAACATCATCGCATTGGCGCGTCGGATCGGACTCAGTATGACTGAGCTCGACTTGCTGACCATGCAGGACTTTTTTGATCTGGTGTACGCCTACATGGGCGACGATCCAGATGCGCCACGGGAAGCGACGCAGGAAGACATTGACGCATTTTACCGCATGTGAGGGAGGGCGAGTAGATGGCAGAAAGTATCCGTGGGATCAACGTCGTCATTGGTACCGACACAACGGGGCTGTCGAAAGCCCTTAGCGATGTCAATAAACGGTCCCGAGACATACAAAGTGAACTCAAGCAGGTTGAGCGGTTGCTTAAGCTCGACCCATCCAATACAGAACTGCTGGCGCAGAAGCAGAAACTGCTCGCTGACGCGGTCGAGAATGCCCGCGAAAAGCTGAATCGACTGCGACTAGTACAGGAGCAGGTAAATGAGCAATTCCAGCGCGGGGAGATCAGCGAAGGGCAGTACCGCGCATTTGTGCGCGAGACCGAGAAAACACGGCAAGAGCTGGAGAAGCTCGAGAAGCAGCTCAAGGACATGGAGCCGGCCGTCGAGTCGTTTGGCGAGAAGATGCAAAAAGCCGGTGACAAGCTAAAGGTTGCCGGCGAGAAAATGACTGACGCCGGCAAGAAGCTTTCCCTCGGTGTCACCGCGCCGATCGTCGGGCTTGGCACGGTCGCTACGAAGGCGGCTGTTGATTTTGAGTCGGCGTTTGCCGGCGTACGGAAAACGGTCGACGCAACGGAAGAGGAATTCGCCCAGCTTGAACAGGGCATCCGTGAAATGTCAAAACGCATGCCAGCAGCAGCGACAGACATCGCGGCTGTCGCTGAAGCTGCTGGTCAGCTCGGGATCGAGACGCCGAACATACTGAAGTTTACCGAGACGATGATCGGTCTCGGAGAAGCGACGAACCTGACGGCCGAAGAAGGCGCGACGCAGTTTGCTCGGTTTGCGAACATTGTAGGCATGTCGCAAAACGATTTTGACCGTCTTGGATCGTCTGTGGTAGCTCTGGGCAACTCGCTGGCGACAACCGAGGCGGAGATCGTGGCGATGGGACTGCGTCTCGCCGGCCAGGGTGCGCAGATCGGCATGACAGAGGCGCAGATCATGGCACTCGCCGCGGCGATGAGCTCGGTCGGCATCGAGGCGGAGGCCGGCGGCACGGCGATGTCCACCGTGCTCAAGCGGATGCAAAACGCCGTGTCGCTCGCTGGCGAAGATCTCGAAAAGTTTGCGTCTGTCGCGCGGATGTCGGCAGAGGAATTCGCGCAGGCGTTTCAGGTGGACCCGGCAGCTGCGTTACAGGCGTTTATCGACGGTCTGTCTGAGTCGAGCCGAGCTGGCGAAAACTTGACACTCATCCTGAATAACCTCGGCATTACCGGCATTCGCGAGTCAGATACATTGCTGCGCCTTGCCGGCGCGAATGAGGTGCTACGAGGCGCCCTGAAGACGGCGACGCAAGCATGGGAGGAAAACACTGCGCTGCAAAACGAGGTGGCGCAGCGGTATGCAACAACTGAATCAAAACTCGCGATGGCAAAAAATCAACTTACCGACCTCGCTATAGAGATCGGTAATATCCTTGTCCCTGTATTGATGTCGCTTGTCGAGGCTGTTAAGCCGATTGTCACTTGGTTTGCAGGTCTGAGTACCGAGACACAGACAACCATTGTCGCGGTCGCTGGGCTGGCCGCTGCGATAGGGCCTTTGTTGCTGGTTTTGGGCACACTCACATCCGGTGTCGGCAAACTGATACCTGTCATAACCAAGCTCATACCTGTGATTACCGGCGCATCTGGAGCAGTAACAGCACTCGGCACCGCGATCCGTTTTGCGCTTGGTCCAGTGGGATTGATAATTACCGCAATAGGCGGGATCATAGCCGCCGGAAAAGCTCTGCATGATCATATGTCCAAAGATGCGATTCCCTCTATCGAGCGTTTTTCTGACGCAGTATCTGAGGCGACGCAGGAGTCGGTGGGAGCTTTTATGGATCTCCATGACCAGGCTACACTTGCGCTTAATAACCTTGCATGGAGCGGACGCACCGTTACACAGGAGATGGCGGATAGCATTGTCCATACCTTTAGCCAAATGGGCGATCAGGTGCTCGCATCTATGGAGACCAAGCACGCGGAGGAGCTTGCGTCCATGCAGGCGTTTTTCGCGAGCGCGCAGGGGCTGACCGAAGAAGAGCAGGCTGAAATTCTTGCGAAAGTACAAGAAGGGCAAGAGCTGCAGCGTCAGGCGGTCGAGGAGGGACAAGCCCGGATCGAGGAGATCCTCCGTGCCGCGTCCGAGGAAAAACGCGGGCTGACGCGAGAGGAAGCAGACGAGATCCGGCGCATCCAGCAGAAGATGCTGGAGACCGGTATTGAGATGATGAGCGAGTCTGAGTTGGAGCAAAAAGCGATCCTCGAGCGCATGCGCGCGAACGCCTCGTCCCTCTCCGCCCGGCAGGCGGCGGAAGTGGTGCAAAACTCGATCAAGCAACGTGACGAGACGATTGCCGCGGCAGAACAGCAGTATAACGACGTGATCAAAAACATAATCCGCCAGCGCGACGAGCTCGGCACGATCACGGCAGAGCAGGCAGACAAGCTGATCGCTGAGGCACAACGGCAGCGTGACGAGACGATAGCACGAGCACAGGAGATGCATCAATCTGTTGTCGCTGAAGCCAAGAAGCAAGCAGACAAGCACGTAAATGCGGTCAACTGGGAAACGGGGGAAGTCCGAAATCGTTGGCAAAAACTTGGCGCTGACATTAAAAGCGTCTGGGACAACGTAAAAAATTGGACGAGTAATGCTTGGTCTAACGTTGTCGACACAATTCGAGACGCGGTCGGCAAAGTCGTGGACCGAATTAAAAATGGTCTGAGTAATGCGGTCGATTGGGTTCGCACGATATGGACGCGCATAAAAGATACATTCAAAAACGCTTGGAACGATATGGTGCAAGCAGGTAAAGACATCATCCAAGGTCTGATCGACGGAATTGGATCGATGGCCAAAGCTGTCTGGGATAAAGCCAAAAGCATTGCCCAGGGAATCGGAGACAGCATAAAACAGTTTTTTGGTATTGCATCTCCGTCCCGATTGATGCGGGGATACGGTGAAAATATCGGCGAGGGGTTGGCGATTGGTATCCGGGATAGTGTCCGATATGTCCAGCGCGAGGCCGCAGCCCTTGCAAGTGCAGCGAACATATCGGTGCAAGGTGGTTACAGCGGCGCAGGTGCGGCGGTCGGTGCCGGTGACGGTTACCGGACGGCGGATATACGGATTTATCTTGACAGTAGGGAGCTCGTGGGGGCTATTGGGCAAGAACTTGTTGATCAAATCAGGATGAAGGCAGGTGTACGAATTTGAGCGCGGAAAATAAGCAGCTGGTAACTGCGGCCGATCAAAAGATCGCGCCGCAATATTACAATCCGCAAACTGATCAGTACGAGCATTTACGCGGGAAAAACGGTGCCAGCAACGTCAATGTGATCGAGTCGGCGCTGCCGACTGGTGCGGCCACAGCCGCCAAGCAGGACGAACAGACCGCGCAGCTGGAGGCGCTCAACGCTCAGGTTGCCACGGACGGCAAGCTCGATCTGATCCTGTCAAAGCTGTCCGACATGGAGACTGAGCTAGAGGCTATCAAAGGCTCCGACGGGATCAAGCGGATCGATGAGACAGTCGATGTACAACTAACGGGGAGTATTGTTGAAGATGATAGGCTACGCGTTGCGCAAAAAGATATTTATGACTTGACACAAATGATAACGTTGATGCAAAACACGGCAGATGGCACAATGATCTCTGATCTGGTAAAGGCCACATACGGAAGAACGATGCTACTGCTGTCCCCCTACTCTGACAATATTTTATGGACAAGATCAGCCCCAAGCGCGGCATTCTGGGGTGTAAGTTCCTGGACTAGGACAAGCGGAACGAAAATTGTAACACCTTCCACCACTACTGGACCGACGGAATCTGGTGTGTGTACGCGCGTCAAGATTGGAACGGGTGGGATCGCCACAACGGCCGACTACTCGTTTGATCTCGACTTTACGACCATCAAGGCATTGTCTATATACACAAAGCTAGAGGAGTTCGGTTTTGTTGGATCTCAGATCTTGATCTATATCGGCAACACACAAATATACTCATCCGGTTCCGTCACAAGTGCGAGGGAGCACGATTGGACTAAGCGTACTTTTGATGTGTCAAGTATAACGGGCGTGCAAACTTTTAGGCTTAGCGTCGGGGCATTTTATACCGACAGTGAACCGAGGTACAGTTTTGGCAATCTAGTCCTGGAGGTGGAGTGATTGATTTATCTGATCTTTATCAATAATGCCAATGCCGGCTTTTCACTAGTCCCCTACGCATCTAGTGATCCGGAAGAAGTTGTATATCCGATTGCAGAGACGGATCTTATTACCCTGGCCGGTAGTGATTGGGAGGATAAACTGGATCATCTACATCTCGTGGATGGACAACTTATCTTCAACTAACGAAGTTCGATAGTACAATAACCTGAGCCCTCCGGGGCTCTTTTTACATACACAAAAGGCAGGTGATTCGATGGCCGGTATCGTCAAAATCAGCGGACAGCCCGTAATGATATATCACAATACCTTACGCATTGATGATGTTGTCGAGTCCCGGTCAACTGCCAGCTTTTCCGTTGTTGATGAGTCCGGGACGAAAGAATACGTCAAAGGACAGCCGGTAGAAATCTACGACGGTGATGAACTGCTTTTTGCTGGCGTCGTCGAATCGTCGGATTTTGACCGGATGAGCCCGACTAACACTCGGATTCACCACGTCCAGACCATCGACTGGCACTACTTGGCAGATAAGCGGATCATCGCGAAAGCCTACGAAAATCAACCCATCGGCCAGATCGTGCGCGATATTGTGGACAGCATCCTCTCGCAAGAGGGCGTGGCAGTCGACTATATCGCGCACAGTACTTTTTTGCAGGCTGCGCAGCCGGTCGACTACCCGATGCAGCCGACGGTGGAGGACGGCCCGTTGCTGTCCCAAGTCGCTTTTAACTATGTGCGAGTGTCGGACGCCTTGGACAGTCTCGCTGAAAGGGCAGGGTATTGGTGGTCCATCAATCCGCACAAAAAGCTTTTTTTCACGCACCGGACGGCGTACCAGGCGCCTTTCCCGGTCACGCTCGACATTTGCGAGCGTGGCACGATCAAAGTGCGTAACGGCAACTCGTTATATCGCAATGTACAGTACATCCGAGGTGCCCGGGACATCACGGACCCGCAGACGGAGACTCGCCGAGGCGATGGAGAGGCTCAGTCTTTTTTTGTTGGCTTCAAAATCGCCAAGGTTCCGACAGTAGAGGTCAGTTTTAACGGCGGTCCTTTTGTGCCGCAGACTGTCGGTATCCGAGGACTGGAGACGGGCAAGCAGTGGTACTGGAGCAAAGGAGAAAACGTCATCACGCAGGACAGTTCGGAGACTCCACTCAGCGCGAACGACACCATCAAGATCACGTACCAAGGCGAGTTTGACATCATTGTCACGTCTCGGCTTCCGGATCAAATCGACCGCCAGGCGGCGATCGACGGCACGAGCGGAATCGTCGAGGACGTGGCTGATGAGACGAGCATCACGGGGAGAGATGCGGCATTCGAGGCGGCAAACAGCAAGCTGACCAAGTATGGGCGGCCGAGTAAGACACTTAGCTTCCGCACTTGGCGTAAGGGGTTGCGCCCGGGCATGCTCGTAACGGCTAATCTCCCTGAGTACGGTCTGCACGGGGAGCAGCTGCTGATCGAGTCGATCCGGATCAGCTATGAGTCCAATGTGTTTTGGTACGACGTTAAGGCAGTAAGTGGCCCGCAAAATAAGAGTTGGGCAAGCTTTTTCGGTCAAATCGCTGCGCGCGGGCTCGTGATCCGGGAGAATATTAAAGAAGACCAGATCATCACGACGACTGAGGAATTTGAAAAGGAGTGGCCTCTTGCTGAAAAGCCGAATATCTTCCTGCAGCTGTACGCAGCTGACGACCTTTTCCCCGGAGAGGACGTTTTCCCAAGCTTCGATCCATCCGAGCGTGTACGCTATCTCGCCTGGTACAACGGCGGCACGGAGCTTGGTCGCAAGCCGATTACCAAGCAGACGACCATCGACGGCGAGATCGAGTCAATCACTTACCTGTCTCCTGTGGATGCCGTTGGCACGATCACGCACCTGGGATGGATCGGCGGGATTGACGCGACGGAAGTGTCGGAAACGGGCGTGCTGGTGGACAAGCAGGAGTTCGAACGGACAAAAACGCAGATGGAAGCCATTCAGGTGACCAAGACCGACACCCGCGGTTTCGCACCGGATCCTCCGGGTACAAAGCTTTTGGACGTGCGATATTGGCGCTGGCTGGACGATCAAATAGAACATTTGCTCGCAATATCTCAATGAAAGGAGTGGGAAGATGCATTGGGATGAGAATACACCCATATCGGTGGAGAACTTAAATAACATGGAAAACCGCATCGCTCAAGCTTTGCAAAACATTGAAAACGGTAAAGGTGCTATCGCCGCGGCTATACAAGCTATGGGGCAGCAGGCGTCCGGGAGTGACACATTTGCTCAATTATCCTCCAAGATTAGGGACATATCCAAAGATGCGGACGCAGCTGCGGGGGACGTACTGTCGGGAAAAACATATTATCAAGGCGGTCAAAAGCGTACTGGGGCAATGCCAAACCGGGCGGGACACGTCACGGGTCAAAATGTAAGCCGATCAGGTACAACGATCCGGATCAGGCCTCAGCCTGGTTATTATCCCGGCACTAGCAATAATTCTGTGCAGATCAGTGACCCTGGTTTTGTTGCGGACAACATCGTAGAGGGTGCGGAGATTTTTGGATTACAGGGTACAGCGAAGAGAGCAGTAGACTTTAATAATCTTACTGGCGGTAGGGCAAATTTAAGCTACTTTTTCGGGCCAGACTCCTCCAACAGCTCTATAATGATGGCTAATGGAGAGCACTGGCGATTTGTTTACAGTAGCCCCAATATTATTAAACAAGTGTATAACCCCGATGGTACTCTCATACGCACGGAGACTATATTTACTACAGTAAATAGCACTCGCATTGATGCGTATAACGACTGTCTGATTATTTATACCCCAGGCAAGTTGATAAAAGTATCTTTGACCGGCACGTTGCTCAAAGAGGTAAATATACCGATCTCCTATGATGCTATCGCCAGTAATAAGGATCTCACGCTTATCTACACCGTGAGCAATATCCAAAATGGGATCATGCGTTTATACAGACTCGATACCATGGCACTGATATTTGAAAGCAACGACACCGGTACGTATCAAGCGGGCTATCCCTCGTTTTTTACCAATCGAGTATGCTATTCTTCCTTTTACAGCTTGACAGGAGTCTATCAAAAATCATGCATATTCATCATAAATGACAGCATGACTAGCGCTACGATGGTCACGTCGTCAGCTTATATGGGGTGGGGCGTCTTGATCAGGCAGATAACTAATTTGCTGCATACTGGACTATATATGCCATAAGGAGGGTTTTAAGTGTATTTGAAGATCTCTAATATCAAAACACCATCTGGTAATATCGACTATAAGGGATTGGACATTACAAAATTTGTACCTGGTTTGCAAGCATATGGTGACAACTACTGTGTACTGGTTACGACTCAAAAAAGCATACCTGATCATCCGGATATCATCCCGCTGTCATACGAGCAGTATCAGGCAGAGGCGGAGGCGATATTGCAGAGAGACCAAGACTCCAGACCAGATCCGATTGAGGAGTTGCGTCAATCAGACCTCGACAACAAAGAGGCAATCGCTGCACTATACGAGATGCTAATAGGAGGCGGTACGGATGACTGATGCGATCGTCAAAATTTACGTTGAGCTGGTTAGGGCCGGGCGTCGGACTTTGGAGCAAGTGCCTGAGACGGTCAGGACGCAAGTAGAGCAAGCACTGGGAGCTGAGTAATCGGCTCTTTTACTTTTATCAGGGAGAGTGAGAGGCAATGGATACAATGATTAAGACAGCAGTATCTATCGGTGGCGCGATCGCGTCATACGCTTATGGGGGGTGGTCAGCTTTGCTATCAATCTTACTTACATTTGTCGCTATGGACTATATCAGCGGAGTGCTGGCCGCCGCCAAAGAGGGCAAGCTCAACAGCAACATCGGTTTATGGGGGATCGCGCGAAAAGTCTCCATTTTTGTTGTTGTAGCGATCGCCCATCTGGTCGATACCGCATTAGGGGAGTCACATCTGTTTAGGGATGCGGCTATATTCTTTTACTTGGCCAATGAGGTTTTATCGATCACCGAAAACCTCGGTCGTCTGGGTGCGCCGATCCCGGGGATCATCAAACAAGCGGTTGAGGTTTTGCGGGGAAAGGGTGAGTTAAAATGACGCCCATACTCGTGATAGACCCGGGTCATGGTGGCAAAGATCCAGGCGGCGGCTCTACCGCTGCCTGGATGGAGAAAGACATGGTGCTGCAGATATCACTGTATCAGCGCACTCGCTTTGAGCAGCTCGGCGTGCCTGTAGTCTTGACTCGTGATAGGGATGTGTATCTGCCATCCGATGAGCGTACCAAGATCGTGCGAGAGTCAGGCGCTAAGTATTGTATCAGTAATCACATCAACGCCGCCGGCAGCGCTACGGCTAGAGGGGTGGAGACGATCCACAGTATCCACAGTGACGGCAAACTGGCTACAGCAATCTTTAACGCGATCCGTGACGCAGGCATGCCAGGGCGTCGCGTCTTTTGTCGATCTCTCGATGGTAAACCTCAGACCGACTACTACTTTATGCATCGCGAGACCGGATCCGTGTCAACTGTGATCATCGAGTACGGTTTTGCTACCAACGCCGAGGATGTGCGACTGATTGAGCAAAACTGGCAGGCATATGCCGAGGCGGTAGTCAGGGCGTTTTGTCAGCATGTCGGGTACGCGTACAAGCCACCTATGCGGCCGAAACCTGACGATGTATCCGAGTGGGCCCGTGAGGCTCGCGATTGGGCAGTTAGCCGCGGCATCACGGACGGTACACGTCCGAAAGATACTGTGACGCGCGAAGAAGTCTGGACGATGCTATACAGGGCGTTGAGCTAATAAAAAAATCCCCGCCTGGCCGTGTGGCTGGGCGGGAAAATTTTTTTTAAAAAAGTGTGTTAATGTGTTAAAAATGATGAACTTAGGTTATAATAAAAACAGGGATCGAGATGTCTCGATCGGCCGCCACACTATTAATGTGGCGGTTTTTAATTTTTAGGGAAATCGTTTAAACCCCCAACCTACATAATCTGGATATCTAAAAAATTTTTTCTCAACTTCACAAAATGCTTGATCTTTTTCCATGCAACCATTACGCGAATACTTATGAATTGGGTATGAGAGTAGATCAGCAAATTCTAAAATAACAAACGATGATCGATTATTATCTTTAGACCACCATTTAGGGTTAAAATAAACCCCCTCAATATTTCTGAAGTGAGAACTGGGATTCTGATTCGTGCCGTGATCTAAGATATTTACGATATGCTTTAATAATAAGCTATCTTCTTTATAACCTCTGGATTCGATAATTAAAATTCCTTTTTTATCGACTTTATTAAGCCCGTAGCAAAAACGTTCTAAAATAAAGCCAAGGGAAAGGGGATATGGGTGGATTGGGTATCTATATTGTTGACAGTGATTCTTTTTATCGATCGAACATGATATAACTTTGGTTTTAGTTTCTTTAATCATATTTGTTAAATCTTTAATAAAATTATCATAATCAATATAGTTAAATGGATATGATTTATTTCTTATTTCCCTTGAGTGAAAGCAAACCCTTCTCTTTTCTCCTTTATGGTCATATAATCCATTTTCCCAATATTCAAATTTAATTTTATTCATATCTTCTTTTAATTTTTCATAACGCACTCTGTTAAAAACCACACCAGTTAAAGTAAAGTGCCTATGTAATGGGTCGATTTCTTTGTTTGCTGCTAGGCACCGTTTTATATATTCAATATCCGAGGTTCCGTTTTCGTCCAATCCAAGTATAAAATCCACATTGTCGGGCCAATATTCAAGTAGTGTAGGTTTATTTCTCCATTCCAAGATAAATCGCCTCTTGTTTAAGGTATTTGCTCCTATTTATCAACATTATTCTACTACAAAAGTCACATATTGGCGATTAGTGGGAGAACATAAGAAATCAGAATAATAGAGTCTCGTCACTCTTTTTTTACACCCTTTAAATCGAACACATGTTCCTGTATAATTGAATAACACGAACATACATTCGGGAGGCGTGCCACATGATCGCCAAATACACCGGCCGCTATGTCGAGATCATCTATCTGGCCGCCGACGGCCGCCTCACGCAGCGGACCATCTTCGTCCACGGTGTCAGAGGCGGCATCGTCCGGGCGTTCTGCACCATGTCCGGGGCGCCGCGCACATTCCGGATCGAAAACATTCTGGCCGTGCAACCGGCGGTGAGGTCGGCGTGAGCAAGAAGCTGCGGGATAACGGACTATGGGAATCGTCGAGAATGATGCTTCCGGAACACAAAGAGGCGATCCAGGCTTGGCGCCGGCGTCAGGATCGGCGCAGCCGGCCGGAGCTCGATGAGCAGGAGTGGGAAAAGATCGACGCGGCGCTCAACTGGTCGTTGCGGACGGGGGAGCCGGTGGCGGTGAGGGTATACGATCCGTATGAAGATCAGATCGTCACGGGGGTGGTGGAGAGAGTTGATCAGGCGGCCAGACGGATCAAAGTTGATGGTGAGTGGTTTGCAATCGACGACATTATAG